ACAGCAAGCCAGAGCGATGGTAACGAACGCTGAGCAAGCAGAAAAAAGTGTTCGTAATCAGTTGATTCATGTGATGCGCAAAGTTGACCAGACCGACGCCAATATCGCCAATGAAATGGGTAGAGAGATTCCCTTGATGACGGGCAAGGGTGCGGATGATTTGCAGAAGACACTGGGGTTTTCTGACTTTGGCATGAAGCGAGACTTTGTTCACCCCGCAGTCGAGCGGGTTCTTTCGCGTAGTGAAGCTGAAGGTCAGCTTATTCCATTCCCAGAGTTTTTTAGTCTCAGCCGTAAACTTGATCGCTTGGACGATCTGGCTCGTCGAGTGCAGGACGGCAACATCGGTGGCGCGTACACTCTTGAGGTACAGCAAAAAGTGATGCAGCCTCTGGTCAAGGACTTGAACAAACAACTCATTGATCAAGGTTTTACTCAAGCTGTGAAAAAGGGGCAGACGGAAAAGACCCGCCGCGCAGTCGCAGATTTGCTTGATTTTGTGTATAGCCGGGAGGCGGCAGAACTGATCACGCAGGACCCAGTTAAATTTCAAGATCAAATCGGTACGTTTCTGTCGAGTTTGCCGAAGCCTAAAAAAGGTCAGAAGGGATTCGATATTGCAAAGCTCCGCAAGGACATTGAAAAAGGCAATGAGGAAGCGAAGGAAATTTTTGACGCTACCGAAGATTTGATGGCAGGCACTGACCTATCAAAGCAGTTGATTGATGTAACCAATTCGCTTGCTGGTATTGCAGAGTCTCGCGGTGCCGCTCACGCTCTTGTTCGCAGTGCTTTGGCTAAACAAGAAAAAATCAAAGTCGATCCGATTATCCAGTCTGTTGCTAATAGGTACGAAGAGATTGGAACTCAAAAGATTTCGAACGTTGCGTTGGCTTTCAGGCGAGAGGTTGAGGAGGCGTTTCCTGCTTTGAGAGGTGATGCTGCGATGCACATTGCGCGGAACCTTGATGAACGTCTGAAGGCGATTGCCCGTACGACAAACGAATCCGTCGATGAGATCTATGAACGTAGGCAGTTCAAAGATATTATCGGTCGATTCAAACGTGAAATGCTTCCCGAAGTAGAGGATGCGGCCCGTGGCGTGACGCTTATGGGAGTCAGGAAAGTTGCCCCAAAGATTGGCGTGGATCCGAAAATTGAAAAGATGGAAGACGGTTTTGAGCGGCTTACATCTAAAGAGATTCGGGATCTGGATACTCCAGAAACAGCAGATTTTCTTTCGGGTCTCGTGTTCCGGCAAACGGAAGGGCCAGATGCTGCGATTGTAGTGCAGACAGTTGGTTTACCGTCTCAGTTACGTGGCAAGGGAATTGCCACATCGATGTATGTAGAAGCGCTGCGCGTTGCGAAAAAACGTGGGGTCGGTTTTTCTAGTGATGTAAATCCAAGCCCTGAAGCCGTGAGCATGTATCGACGCTTGATTGACGGTGGCGTACCGTTCGAGGAGGTTGCGATTCGAATGCCGGACACTGGCGAAGTGAGTGTTCGATTTAGGCTTTCTGCCGACCAGGTCGCAAATCTGTCTGATGATGCGATTGATATTGGGAGATTCGGCCCGAAACCAGGAACGGTAACAGACATCGGTGTCCGGGACTTTATGGAGTCGGATGTTTTAGACTTCATGGAAGAGACGCAGCGATTTGTTCGTGCGATGGAGGAAGCGCCTACTGTAGAGAATTTTATTCTCGAAATCAGCAAGGTAGCTCGAAAGGAACTCGACGCGGATCAGATGGGCGCTGTGACTCGTTGGTTGGCGACAAAGGGAATCAAGGTTGGTCATAAGGGGGCTGTGTTTACCGCAGATGATCCCGCAATCGTCGCCCAGGCCGAAGAGGCTTTTGCTAAGGCGTTTACGGAGTACGCGAAAGGTGCGCCGCCCCCGACACCTGACACTACATCAGCCTTTGAACGTGTGCGTGATCGTGTGCTCGCAAGCTTTGCCTCAGCTAAAAACGCTCGCGTTGACGGCGCTAAGTTCAATCCGACACCTGAAATTGAAAAGGTGTTTGATGATTTGTTGCGGGGCCAACTCTCGAATGAGCGGGGCGCACCAACAATCTTGAAGATGTTGCGTCGGACTTTGCTAGACGACCTGCCTGATAAGATTGGCGATGAGTACTTAGTTCGAATCGCTCAAGAGTCTGACCGGCTCGGCTACCCAATATCGGTGAAGGAACTCAAGGCGAAGATTAAGCAAGCACACAAGAAGTTTCTGAAAGATCCTGATGCGGATGTCACGATTGAGCTTCCAGGACCGGTTTCTTTGGGCGGCCTGCTTTCTCCATCAGCAAAATCTTCGTATACGCTAGATGAACTTGGTCGAGGATTTGCTTCGTACTCTGCGCGAAAAGGGTTTGCTGAGAACACGGCGACCAGAAAGATTGCTTTGGACAGTGAAATTAACGCTGTCAAAGAGCTTTCACCGACACAAATGATTGATCAATTTGTGACGACCTCAGGACCTGTTGCTCGCTGGGCTAAAGGAACTGTGATGGGCGGCGACGCTGTTGCAGATATGAGAGGGTTGCCACCGCAGGTTCGAGAGGCAGTTATGTCGGGTGTTCGGATGACGCAGCAAAGCGTTGGTGACACCGTAACTTTGATTCACGAAGGCGACTTTAAGAAGCTTGTCCGTTACATGTCTGGTGGTCCAGGCATTAAATTTAAGTCTGGTCGAAACGCGCTTAGTGCTGGTCACGACATGATGGGCTCATCTGCTGAGTCGCTGACAACATTTTTTGCGAATGCCGCCCAGAACCCACAAACTCGAAATAGCTACTTAATCTTGACGAAGTTGCTGAATGACCAGGCGTTTTTGCAGAAGGGCTGGGAAAAAACTGTTGCGACACAAGAGGAGGCGATATCGGCGGTTCAAAATATTGTCTACGTCGACGGGGGTAGTGACCTACTGCAAAAGTTGTTTGCCGCTGGTGGCATGCCCTCGAAAGACAAGATTGACGTCAACTCCCTTAAATACTTAGAAACAATCACTTATTCGTTGGGAGTGACTAAGAGAAAGGGTGAATATTTTTCTGAGGTTGGTGATTCTGCGGCACAATTTGAACGACTTTATCGGGATCTCGACACAATTACCGATCGATCAAAGGATGGACCCGTCGCTAACCGTGTGTCGGCGTTGCTTGCGGGTTATGGGCAGGCGGCAAAAGCTCGGCTCGAGTGGGTGAATTTAGGAATCGCGACCGACGCGAAGACAGCGGCAAACTTTAAGAAGTGGATTATCGGTGAGTCTGTTACCGACCCCGTCGAGATGGCGAAAGTGCAGGAAGCTTTCCGAATTCACGGGTACAGCCCCAGATTCTTGGAGGCGGCGGATTTGGAAGACCTAAACTTTTTCGTCCCAAGAGCCGCCCGAAAGAAGCTGGCAATGGCTTTGGAGCAGGCTGTTGATCCAAACCTTACAGATTTTGGCGGTGACTTGTTGGAGGCTGTCGGTCGAGGGATCAAAGAAGTCGACGGTCTAGACAAGCTTGCTATGGCCTGGACCTATCGGTATTTGAAGACTCGAATGGTTCGCGGTCATTACATTCTTAAGTCTCGTTACTTCTTCATGAACACTCTGGATCACTTTAACCAGATGAGTCAAATTGTTGGGTTCCGTCCTGCATTGGTTTCTACGATGCGGATTATGCCCCAGACGTTTGCGTCTAACCCAGCCGGACAAGCTGCTATTTTGGCCGCTCAGAGATTTGGTCCTGACGAAGCTGGAGAGGCCGTTCGTATGGCTTTGCAGAAACTTGGAGATGAGGGTGCCGACTGGGCAGCAAAATTGATGCGCTCCTCTAAGTGGCGTGGCAATCTCAACGATATTCTCGAAGGTAGAAAAGGCTTCGTAATGGTCGACGGAGTTCCGGTGTCAAACCTTGCGATCCGTCAGATTGGAGTCGAAGAGGGATTGTCGGCTTCGTTCGACACGGCAGAGTTGGGAACAAAAATTTACCGTGCAGGTGAGATGTTCCTAGAGCAGCAAAACAAAAAAGCTGGTGGCCCAATTAGTGACCTTTTGGGTTTCAGGGTCCCCGGTGCCCAACTATCTGACGACCTGGTCAAGGTTGCGGAAGATATTGCCGAGGGTTGGAGTGAGCGAGAGCGGTACGGGGCCATGCTTACACTTGTCGAAATGGGTGTCGAGCCCCGTAAAGCTGCCCGGTTAGTAATTGATGGCTTGTATGACTACGCGGGATCAATGTCGAAAGCCGACCGTCATTGGCTCGTTAATGTCTTCTTCCCGTTCTGGGCTTTCCAGAAAAATGCAAACCGTCAACTGATCGACGTTATTTTTAGTCCTCGCGGAGCCTATCGTTTGGGTGCGTTGAATCGTGCATACTCAAAAGGTACGGACCTTATCAGTGAGCTAATTTATGAGGACATGGTCGATCCTCTTGGCGTACACACCGATGCGTTGTCGCCAGAACAAAGAGACGCCTACGAAGCCCTGAAAGCGAATCTCTGCGCTGACTTTGACGTCGACTCAATAAATGACATCCCAGTCAATCTGAAGCGTCAGATTAGAATGGCGTTTAGCGGTCGTGATTCTTTGTTTGAGCATGGTAAATGGTACGAGATTGATGCTCGAGGACTCGATATACGTAAACTATATCGCGGCAAGGGTAAGGGTAAGATCGATGGCGCTTTTGAGCTTGCGTTTGCACGCGCCTCTGTCGAGCGTCCGTCTAAGGCTTCTATGCCTCGCTATGACAAGTATCGAGATTCAATTCGCATTCCGTATGCGATGAACGAACAGAACAAGATATTTCAATTTTTAAAGTCTCAACAAGATCAAAACCGGACGTTCACAAGCGTACTGGTTCCTGAGCAAAGCTATAAGGCAGCAGCGAATCACATATCTCTCGTCCTGTCGTCGAGCTTTGCAATGTTGACCGCAGCTATGGATTTAGGTCCAGACTACCTCACGGACGCTTACGCACCGGACGATAGTGATGAACTGTTTAATGTGTCCAAGCCCTTGCTAGATCTGTTTCAGCCCGACCGGGCGCTATTGGCGAGTGACATTGCGGCGATGTCTGGCCTTAAAGACCAAGGAGCCCCTTATCGGGTAGCGCCTTTAATAGCGAAACTACTGGATCAGTATGGTTATGAGGTTTTGGCGGTGAACCCAAAAGAAGATCCTTTGGCTAAGCGTCTCGAATATCAGGAAGCTAAAGAAGCTTTTGAAAAAGGTGACATCACGGTGTTGCCCGATGATGAGTATCTAATGGGCGAAACGTTGGTACCAACTCAACGGTACTACATTAACGGTGGGCTTGGCGCTCTTATGATCAAGCACTCGCCCGTGGATGAGTTGAACACCATTCTTAAGAAGTTTGAGCAAACTCCGTACGAAGAACGTGAGGGTTTGCGGGGAGAGATACAAAGATGGATGCGCCAGTTCGGTGTTGACGTGCGCGATGTTGACCCCACAATAATTGCGTCTCGAACAACCTTCGAGTTGCCCGATGAAGCTGGCGGAGAGTTTTTGGACGTAAAACGCAAAATCAGAGCGGATTACGTGGACACAGATAGTTATGTTCCCGAGGAACCCAAACCATTCCCAGAGGATGTAGAGCGTCTAGAGAGGCTGAAAAAGCGCGATCCAGGCGATATGGAAATCGATCTTGAATGAAAAAGTGTTAAACTTGCACCAACAACTCACCCAAGGCAGATAAATGTCTATTAAGCAATTCACTCGGTTTGGCTATTCGTACAGCCACGGCGACTCGATCACCTCTACGTATAATGCGACGGGGTTTGCTCTTACTGCCGACACTTCAAACTCACCGTCATCTTTGGCGGTTCCGGCTCATTGCTTTCTAGAGTCCATTGAGTTTCAAGCCACCGGAGTTGCGGCAAGCGAAGACGTGACAATTTTCTTGGCTCGCGATTCTGCCGGAGCCGTTCCTATTACGTCCGACCAGGTCGCAGGTGCTACTCAAACGCCAACAATCAGAACTGGTAGTGTCGGCGGTTACTCTTTTACTATCGGTAAAGACTTTCACTTTGATTCTAGTGTTTCTAATGTATCTGACGGAACACTGTATTTGTTTGCTAAGGCTGCGACCGGTAACTTGTCAGTCAACATTCGGCTGAACTGGAGGGCGTAGTGAGTGGGAGCAATCTCGTAGGTAGCGTTTTTGATTCCTCCGTTAAAGCGGACGCATCCGGCAACGTAGCAATTTCAGGTAATCTGACTGTAAACGGTACGACAACAACCGTTGATACTACGAATACTACTTTGCAAGATCAACTTATTGAGTTGGGCTCAGGTAATACAGGTTCGGCGTCAGGTGATTCAGGAATTGTTATTGAGCGTGGTAGTGATGCCAATGTGTTTATTGGTTGGGACGAGAGCGAAGACAAGGTCACAGTCGGTACAGGAACGTTTACTGGAGCAAGCACAGGCGACCTTTCGCTTACCGACGCGGCCCTCAAGACTGGCGCTATTACAGCGTCGGGCGACATCTCTACTACCGGCGAAGTGAAGACCGCCAAGGTTTCGTTTACCGATGGCGACGACGCAATCACAATCGCCGACGGTGGCGGGATCACAGCCAATACCAGTCTGACCCTTGCGAGCGGTGCTACCGTTACTTCGATCTTAGACGAAGACGCAATGGGATCAAACAGTGCTACGGCACTGGCGACCCAGCAGAGCATTAAGGCGTATGTTGACTCTCAAACGTCTGGTGCCGGTAACATGGACAACTGGATCTTGGAGGATGACGACGGTACCGAAGTCACAGTATCCAACGGCAAGGAAGTAAAGTTCATTGGCTCTGGCCTTACAACCAACTTCACCGATACTTCTGATGGTAGTGATGCTGATCCGTTCGATCTCACGTTTGCCGTGGATGCCGCACAGACTGGAATCACATCGGTCGTAAACAGCAGCCTTGAGATCGGTCGAGACGCAGACAATCGCATCAAGTTTGGTACAGACAACGAAATCATCTTCCGAGTCTCGGGTGGTGATGGCGTCACCATGAAGGCAAGCGGAGAGATCGAAGCCACGAGTCTCGACATCAGCGGTGATGCTGACATTGACGGGACTCTTGAGGCGGACGCGATCACAGTAGATGGTACAGCGCTGGATGAGTTTATTCAAGACACAGTCGGAGCCATGGTCGGCTCGAACACTGAGACTGGCATTTCAGTCACCTACGAAGATGGTGACGGTACACTCGACTTCGTACTGGCCGCAGTAGGCACAAACGCCATTTCAGATGATGCAGTTACCGTGGCCAAGATCGAGGATCTTGCTCGTGGGCAGATCATCTACGGCAACGCGAGTGCCGAAACGGCTAAGCTCTCACCCGGCAGCAACGGACAAGTTCTTACCAGTGATGGTACAGACATCTCCTGGCAAAATGCTTCTGGTGGCGGCACCGCAGCCGACGACCTAAATCTTATTCTTCACATGCAAACTTTCTCGTAGGATTTAATCATGCCAACAATGTCAAAGGAGATCCTCAGCGGATCTACAAATGGTAAAGGCTTAGAAGTAACTGGCACTGGAACAGGTAATTCGGTTTTACTTCATACAGTAACAACTGGTGGCAGCAATGCTGACATAGACGAAATCTTTATCTACGCCACAAATACGCATACAGCACAAATCAAGCTCACAATCGAGTTCGGTGGTACCGCAGACCCAGATGACCATATTGTTGCGCTCATCCCGGCAGAGACCACGGTCTTGGTGGTGCCGGGACTTATCCTGAAGGCGGGGCTTGAAGTTAGAGCATTCGCAGGAACTGCCAACGAAATTACTTGCCACGGTTTTGTTAACCGAATCGATATTAGCTAATGGCTAAGCGTACACGAGTACCAGGACCGATTACCCATGACCAGACTATGGGTAACAGTGGCGAACGGCACAGCGATAGGCTGAGTCGTTGGAAGAGCATTGATGTCAACGATGGCAGGTGGACTCTGTACGATCCCAACAGTTCGGTCGTCAGCACCACTACCACCGCGAACGGACTGCGAATCGTCAACGATAAAGATGAAACCGCCCGACGATGGAACGCTAGCAATCAGACAACTGGACGCTACTATCAAAAACTCGAAGGACCAGACGGCAATCCTCTGACCTTTGCTGATTTCTTTAGCATCGAGTTTCTTATCAAGCTCCACACTTTGCACGGAAACACCAGTCTTGACGGCAGCGACCGATCTGGAATCACTGTCGGTATTTGCGGGGCTGGTGTTACAAACTCCCAACAAGGTATAAAATGGGCCGGTCAAGGTGCGTTTCTGAAAGACACAGACCCGGCAATTTTTCTGCAAAGCGTGATCGGTGGTGATGCTTCCACAAACAACGCGCAGGACGGCACGTGCGTTGGTATTCACACCACCATTTCTCCGCCTGTGGATGATGACGATAATGGGGAAGACAATCCAAGCACTCGACACGTTGCAGCCGTCATGATTGACAGCAACAATCACGTTGTACATTTGTCCAACGGTGCAACTCGTGCTGCGATCCAAACTCACGAGTACACCGTAACCGATAACGTATATTTATTTTTGACCCCCAACTGGGCAACAAGCATTGCCAATATCAATGACGCCGATGCGACCTGGGGAGTATGGTATCGGGTTAACGTGGCAAGAGATGGGTTGAACCCAACCTACATCCCAGGAAGCGGCGAAAGCGGCTAATCATTTTAAGGAGAAATCATGAGTGACCAGCTCAAAACCGCAAACTTGGATAAAACTAAGTTGACGTATAAGATCGTCGAGGACACTCGATTGGATCAAACGGCAATTATCGATGTCACCCAGGGTGCGGGCACTTTGCGTATGATTGAAGTTGACGCAACTTCTGCAACCTCTCATCAGTATTTGAAGTTGAAGTTTGTTACGTCTGCTGTAACGGTCGGCACAACAACTCCAGACATGGTTATTTTTGTCGCGCGTCAGCAACGATTTGTTTTGTCGCTTCCGAGTGGCGTTAGCTTTACAAACTTGAGCGCCTGGTTGACGAGCAGTCAAGAAGATAGTGCTGCTGCGAATAGTGAAGCAGCGGCTCAACGCTACACAACCGTAAGATTTATTACTACTTAAGAGGCCAACATGACACTTAGTAAAGGCACAATCCCACAGAGGTTGGCGGAAACTCTAATCATCGACACCGTTGCGAATGCCACTCCTGTACAGGATGCGTTTAGCGGAATCACTTTGGCGACAAAAATTTATGCCATCAAGCTTGATAATTCTGGTGTGAACGCGGTGTCATACTTCAAGGGGCAAATTTCTTCTGGTGCTCAGTATGCGACGGGCACTGCGCCAGACATTCGTCTCTACGCACCCGCGAATACTATTGTGGAGTACACATTTCCGTCCGGTTGGCCGGCAAATTCTTTTAGTGGTAGCGACAAATTTCATTTCTTGGGTACGTCGACGGACGCGAGCACAGGTACTCAAGCGGATCCATCTGGAAATGGGTCGTTCAAAGTCACAATTCTTGGAGGAACTTGATCATGAAGGATTTTATTAACTCTCTTTTTTGCTCTCAAAAGCGCGTATCTTGGCGTCGTCTTGCTGTTTTGGTGCTTGGTACTGGCCTACTTGCCGGTAATCTACTTGCTTCAGACCAATGGTTGTACCTAGCTTTGGCTTACATTGCTGGCGATAGCGCAGAGAAGGCAATGGCAGCGATCGGTATTGCTAAGAAGTAGGTGACTTATGGCGGTGTTGACGAGTACAGCATTTCAAGACGCGACGGATTACAAGGTAATTTCGTGTACAGCTATTGATAACACTACTGCGCAGACGAACTCGCCTTACACCTCGGGTACTCTGTATGGGGTCATCATTAATTCCACCAACTCGTCGGACAATGTGACACTGCATATTCTTGACTCAACCGATACTACACTTACCCAAATGGCCTTCAAAGGTAAGGCGTCGTCCATTAAGACGATTCAAATACCAACGGGCTACGCTTTTTCAGAGTTGAGATTTTGGGTGAGTAAGTTCAGCGTTGAGGATGACACGACAAGTTTTGCCGGTGACGTTGATGTTCACCTATTGTGCGGTTGATTAGCTATGGCCTCGACAACAACATCAGAAATTACCGCATTAGGTGGCAAACTTATTACGGATTTTCAGGCTGACTCCACTCGTTCCAACAGCGTAACGGGCTCGAGTTCAGGGTCTTTTTATCTGGTAGAGGTCGATAACACCGCTAACGCGTCAACTTCTGCATACCTCCGGATTAAGGATGCCGCGAATGCTCCGCAAGCAGCGGACCTGGTACCAACTTGGATGTTTGTTGCACCTCCAGCAACAAAGACTTGCTACGCATTTCCAGACGGCCAAGAGTATTCGGCAGGGTTGACTTGTTGGTGTACTTCGAACCCGGCAAAACAGAACACAACTGACCCCGGCAACGCTGTGATTGTGCGGATTGTTGCATCGTAGGATTGAGGATGTTGAATATGGAACCAGTAACGCTTACGACAATCACTGTTCTGGCAGCCTTGGGCGTCGGCTTCGGCGCTGGATGGGGCCTGAAGCCTGATGCGGGCGTAAAGGCGCTTGAGGCGCAAACAGAGGCGATTGAGGCCTTGAATGAGGGCAATCAATCACTCGTAGAAAAGGTACAAGAGGTTTCCGTCGAGGAAGCCAAGCGAGAAAGTGCCATCGCCAACAAGCTCACTGATCTGCCACCTCCATGCATCAAGGAGGTTGGGGGGGATCCCATGTCTCTGCAATGCATGTGGGCACTGTGTATCCGCACAGGTGAAACAGATAAGCAACGATGCGAGCCGTCTAAGTTGACCGACAAGCTTCTAGGGTCTTATAGTTGTCCTGAGACCGCTGAATAGGACTGAGGTGTACTGTGGAAATCAAAGATCTTGCAGTTCCCGGACTGACCGTCATCTTCGCGGCGGGTGTATCGTTTGCGTCACTTGAGTCTGCGGCCCAAGATGTAGAGGAACTCGACAAGCGAGTGACTGTTCTTGAAAGCAAGAAGGCGACGAGCATGACTCACCAAGAGGTGGTCGATGTCAAGATTGAGGGTGTTGAGAAGCGTCTGGATAAGATGGAAGACATTGTTTCTAAGATGCTTGAGAACCAGCAACACCAGGCTGTCAACATCGCCCAGATCTGCCAGGCCACAAACGCCAACTGTAGCAGCGGTAACTAATATGCGCCCTGAGATCCTCGATTACGCTGAGTCGCTCGGCTACAAGGTCTTCGAGTCTGGGGCCTACAACGTCAACATTATTGGCGTCCGCTCAGTCGATCATAAGGCCAACAGCTTCGACGATGTCATTCACTGCGTCTTCAAGGATGAGGATGATCAGTGGGTACACAAGTCATGGGCCTGCACGACTGAGCCCGGTAGCTACTGGCTTGAAAACCCTACGAATGTCAACGGCACCGCCATTCTTGTCCCAGGCCAGTATCGAGGCGTGTG